TGAGCGCACTGCGTCGAAGGGTGGATTGCGAGGATACGTTGCTGACTTGGGCACTCACCAGGATGCGGCTTCGTCCACTGCAGGTCTTTATGCGTCTTTGCCTCCTCAGGACGTCACTCTCCTGTGCCAAGACGCCTCGCTCCTCTGCCACGGCCGCGATTTGTTGAATCGCGGCACTCCACCTCATAAGGTGGCCGTGGTGAGAGAGCGTGGCTTGAAGGCGCGGGTCGTGACGACCCCTTCGGCTTCCCATTCGCTCTTAGGGCACGTCGTACGCAAGCGCTTGCTGGGAGGGCTGCGCCGGGATCCCTGCGCCAGGTCAACGCTAGTTGGTCTAAAGGACGAGAGCCTGATTGCTCACTTTCAAGGTGCGTCGAGCGACTGTGTCGTGTCGACGGACCTGAAGTCTGCAACGGATCTCCTCCCACTAGATCTCGTAGCCGCGATCGTGAGCGGGCTGGAGGATTCTGGGAAAGTCCCTGCCTGGGAGATTGAGGTGCTGAGGGTCCTTACTGGACCTCAGGACCTCGTCTACCCTGACGGGGACCAGGTTCGGACGAGTAGAGGGATCTTGATGGGTCTGCCGACTTCTTGGGCTCTGCTGAGTCTTATCCACCTATGGTGGTGGAACGACTCAGTTCGCCTCGAAGCCGCAGAACGCCGTGTTAAGCTTGGCGATGCCTTTCGCGCCAACAGGTTCATGACCTGTGGCGACGACGGGCTCGCCTGTTGCTGGACTGGCGTCTCATCTCGATACTCCTTGCTCGTCCGGGCCTGCGGAGGGGCAGAGTCGCCGGGGAAGCACTTTGTCGTGGACAGATCTGTCCGCCCTAGGGCCGTATTCATCGAACGACTCTTCGAGTTTGCGACGGAGGACGGCCGCATAGTGGGTGGTTACCGTAATGGTGCCATTCCGCTACGCGGTTTAGTCCGTCCGGAGCAGGTCGTTGAGCTTCGAGGTAACGGCCCTGGGCTGATGGTTCCTCCACGCCTTAAGTTGCTTCTCTCGGTTGACTCTGTCTTCTCCTCCCAGGATTCCTCTAAGCCTGCACTGCTCCGCTTCTTGAAGTCGCGGAGATGGCTTAGGGATTTTGGCATCAGCCTGGGTCTCGTGGATGGTCTGCCACTGCGAGAGGGCGGTACGGGTCTACCTATTGCGGGTCCCGACACCGTTGCCATGAAGGAGAGGAGGTGGCGGGCTCACCATTTGCGCGCAAATGGTGATACCGTTACGTCCATCCTTCGCGGGGTCATCGACCCCGCATGGCAATTGGCGTCGGAACTCAGCAAAGGGGACTTGTCCGCCTTCGTCGAGCAGGGCACCTTCGTGAGAGTTCCAGTAGGCGCCGATCCACCTAAGGACACCTTACAGCGGCGCTACGTCTTGACCGTGTCATGGGAGGACGTCGTTCAGAATGCTACCGAAGGTATGTATTCTGAATTCGTCCTGTCCATGGGCATGGGCCCGGGACGTAAGCCAAAGTTAAGGGAGAAGTCTTTGCGGCGGGCGATTGTTTCCAAGTTCAACTTCCCCATTGGGGTTGTTGACCTGGATCAACTGCCGACCGCTTCGGACGAGTCCGTATACGTGGAGCGTACGCGTGCTCCTGATGGGAGTCTCCTCTACCCCCGCTGGGCTGGGGAGACACTTGCCTCGGAGGCAGCCTGGCGAGCACTCTGCTTCGCCGAGCTGGCACGGTTCACCCGTGCGTGAACCCGGACCCGAAAGGGCCGGG